CTGGTAATACTGTTGTTTTAAATAACATTATTACTGCAAACTTTGGTGCTGGCAAATTAGTCTATTTCGCCAATACACTACTTCACGATTCAACTACTACTTACGCCAACTATGCAAACGACATAATCTTGGTAACAGGAAGTCGCATGTCCAATACTCAAGGTACTGTATATGGTTACGGTAGTACTGTTGCTAATACCAAGCTTGGAAGTGTAAATCAAGGTTGGAACAAAATTACTCGTAAGATTAATAATGACGGCGCAATTCGTTTCCTAAAAGAAACTATTGTTTGCTTGGCAAATCCAATTGCTTCCAATATTCAATCAGGTAATACAAGTTCTAACGCTGTATTTGGCGGTCTGTAATTTTAAAAGGATGGGTACCTACGGGTACCCATTTTAATTATGATTGATGACTTGAATGAAGATAACTTTATGATATACGCAATGAAGTGTTATAATGCACCAAATTATGTTATGTCGGAGTTTGAAGGAGATATTAAAAGAACCAAATATCTAAAACGATTGTTTCGTAGATATAAGGCATCCAAAATACTCAAAGAACGATTGATATTAAATCATATCATTCTGTTAAATAATGTTTTTGGTCCAGAAGTGACCGCAAGAATATTATTTTACAGGATAGATGAAAAAGATTATGATGTTTTGAAAACTTTTCTACTATACTTAAACATAATGCCTGATGCCGTATGGGGTGTTAATGGTAAAAATATAAAGACGGCTGATGTACCAGTCGATATGAATGTCGCAGAGATATTAAGAAAAATATGAAAACATTTAAAACATATATCAAAGAAGCTACCGACAAAAAAGATACTATTTCGGTGGACATTCCATTAATGATTCGTTTGCTTGAACTAGCCCGTGAAGATGTTAAGACGGATGTGGAACTACACCAAATTGTTGAAAGACTTATCAATATTCGTAATAAAGGTGTATTGAATATGAACCATTACCACTATATTGCCGGTACTCGTATTGCCAACAATCATATTCGTAAAAATAAATGAAATCATTTAAACAATTTATATCCGAAGACCATGTTGCAAAATTGGAAAAAGGTCTAAAAAAATTAGACAGCCACAGTTACGAAACAATTAATAAACTGATGATGTCCATCAGTAAAGACCATAATATTTCTGGTGAAGAATTACACAACGATTTTAAATCCAAACACGGTAAAACTCCTGATGATTGGATTAAAGAATTAAATGATTTAAAAGAAGATTTGCGAAAATGGTTTAAGCAAAAATGGGTTCGTATGGACACCAAAGGCAATATTAAGGGTGATTGCGCTAGAGAACCAGGCGAAGGCAAACCAAAATGTTTACCTCAGGCCAAAGCTCACGCAATAGGTAAAGATGCACGTGCTTCTGCTGCTCAAAGAAAGCGCAGAGAAGATCCTAATCCAGAACGCCGTGGTGCACCAATCAATGTTAAAACTGAAAGTATGGATAACAAACAATGAAAACATTTAAACAATTTTTAGAAATTATATCTGAGAAAAATGTTCCAACAAGTCCAGAAAAATGGGCTAGAGCCAAGGCTGCTGCTAAATCCAAGTTTGCAGTATACCCATCAGCTTATGCAAACGGTTGGGCATCAAAAAAATACAAAGCAATGGGTGGTGGATGGAAATCTGTTAGTGAGAATCATGTCGCTATTGCCATGGGTAAAGAAATGGATGATGAAGGCAGTATGATTATGAATCAATTGGACCAAATGGAGCGTTCAATTAACATGATGCGAGATGTAGTTAAAGACGAAGATATGCAAATACCAGCTTGGGTTCAATCTAAGGTAACACTAGCTGCCGATTACATTGAAACCGCTGCTGGGTATATGTCTAGTAAAAACGAAGGAGTTGAATATCTCTTTGATGTTATTGAAGAGATGGTAGAAGCCGCAGCTCAAGAATACAATATAGATGCAGAATTACTTTGGGAAAGATTAGAATCAATAAGTGATGAAGAACTCATTGAAGAATCGGCCGCTTGGCAAAGAAAAGCAGGCAAAGATCCTAAAGGTGGTTTGAATCGTAAAGGTATTGCTTCTTATCGTAGAGAGAATCCAGGTTCAAAATTGTCTATGGCGGTGACAACACCACCATCAAAATTAAAGCCTGGTTCTAAAGCTGCTAATCGTAGAAAATCATTCTGTGCTCGTATGGGCGGTATGCAAGGTGCTATGAAAAAACCTAATGGTGAACCTACTCGTAAAGCCTTAGCATTAAGAAAGTGGAATTGTTAATGAAATCATTTAAAGAATTAAGAGAAGCTTGTTGGACCGGTTATACAGCCCGAGGCTTAAAGAAAAAAGGTAATCGCATGGTACCTAATTGTGTACCAGTCAAAGAAGATGGCGTAGGTGGTATTGCTGTTTCTGGTCCAACTAATGTTACTGGTCCACAAAGTGGTACTGATCCTGTTTCTGCTACTGCTGTTGATATGAAGAAAAAGAAACGTTACGCAATGATTTCCAGGAAAGCACCTAATTGATATATGTTTGATTGGCTTTTAATACTATTACCTATTTGGGTACCTGGAGCAATAATCATAACTGGTGTTGCCCTTTTTGTTCTTCTAAAGTTTACTACATTTATTCCTTTAATGTACAGACTACCAGCTAAAATTGTTGGTACAATATTATCGATAGTTTTATTTGCTGGAGGTTTTTATCTTCAAGGTCGACAAGATATACTAGTAAACGCAAAGGCAGAAATTGATAAAGTAGTAACTCAACAACAAGATATTACAAATAGTGTATCCAATGATTTAAAAAAGCAACTAACTGAAACGAAAAGTAACAATGAAAAAATTATACAATCTATTAACACTAAAGATGACGCTTTGTGTAACTTGCCTAGTTCTTTTACAAGCGTGCTCAATCACGCCGCTAAAGATACCGTTCCCAACACCACCACAGGAACTAATGGAACCGGTACCAAACCTACTAACTCTACCGGAAGGTAAAGTAGAACTATCAACTGCTGAAACCATTATTGTTAAAAATTATGGTCTCTACCATGAATTGAAAGCCAAACATGAGGCATTTCAGAATTGGGCTAGACAGCAGAAAGCTTTAAACCCATGAAAAAACTGTTAATTCTTTTATGCATGATACCTAATCTTGTATTTTCTCAAGAGGTAATGAACGAAACTCGCACAATTTCTTGTGTAAACAAAGAGAACATATACAATCTCGTAGGTGAGTTTGATGAAATTCCGTTTATTCGTGCATTGAATTCTCTTGTGTTAGGTGTTCCAATTTTCAACTCACTGGTAATTTTTGTCAATTCAAAAACAGGATCATTTTCAGTTGTAGAAAAAGTAGAAGAACAAAAATATTGTATTTTGGCAGTAGGTGTTCGTTTTGAACCTATGCCAGCAGAAGCACTAAAAGAATATAATGAATTTGTTGAGAAGAAGAAACTATGAAAAAATTATTAGTTATTTTATCTGTTAGTTTAATAACAGGATGTTCAACACTACAAGATTTGTGGGTAGCCAGTTATGACACCAATGAATATGCTTTGGTTAATAAGATTAGAACTATTGCTCAAACATCAAAAATTTGTGATGAATCTACTGTAAAGAATTTATATCTCACCACGGTAGAATTAAAAAACTTCAGCCAGTATCTTCCAAGAAATCGACAGAATAATGAGTTAAATGCTGATTTATTAAGACTAGTTACAGAATTATACGATAAAGAACCGCCTATAGGTCAAGTTTACTGCAAGGCAAAACTAAATATCATAGAGAAAACGGCAGAACGAATTCAACAAGTTACCGGGAGTAAACCCAAATGAATGACTTATTACAAGTATCACAATTAGCACAATCATATCAACAACAATACGAGTTAGGTCAGCTTTCTGCAGCCGATTTTAAAGAATTGATTAATGATTTAAACATTGTTGGAAAAATAAACGAAAATGCAGCGGCCTTACAGAGAAATCAAGACATTTATAAAACATTAGTTACTGCAGTTGAATTGGCCGGAGCCATAGCATAATGGAATTAACCAAAGAACAATTAAAGCAATTACTGCCAAATAACCCATATGTTGACCAATGGTATGAGGCTCTCTCACAATTGTTGCCTGACTATGAGATTAATACTCCTCAACGTATTGCGGCTTTCATTGCTCAATGTGCTCATGAATCTGGTGGGTTCACAGCTCTCAAAGAAAATTTGAATTACAAGGCTGCCACATTACGCAAGATATTTGGTAAGTATTTCCCTAATGATGAGATTGCCAATCAATACGCAAGCCTTCCAATCAAACAGGAAGCGATTGCCAATAAGGTCTACGCTAATCGTATGGGTAATGGAGATGAAGCGTCTGGTGATGGTTTCCGTTACTGTGGTCGTGGTCTAATTCAACTGACCGGTAAGAGTAATTACCAATCGTTTGCAGATAGTCTGGAAATGAATGTTGAAGATGTGCCAGAATATCTACAAACATTTGAAGGTGCTGCACAATCAGCTTGCTGGTTTTGGGAATCAAATAATCTCAATCAATGGGCTGATAAAGAAGATATCTTAACATTAACTAAACGTATCAATGGTGGTACGATTGGACTTGATGATAGAATTAAACATTATGAACACGCTAAACATATTTTGGGGGCATAATGGCAGAAGATTGGATGCAAAAGCGCTGGCGTCCTGCCATGGGTTGGATGTATATGGTTGTCTGTATGTTTGATATGGTTATATTTCCTGTTTTATGGAGTATACTTCAAGCTGTAAATCATGGTCAGGTACACAACCAATGGCAACCACTAACATTACAAGGTGCAGGATTATTTCACCTTGCTATGGGTGCAGTTCTTGGTATTGCTGCTTTTGGTAGAACACAAGAGAAAGTGGCTAGTACTACTGCAAACAATATGCAGACGCCTGTACCAAGTTTTAGTGGTGTAACATCTCCTGCTTTTGTTGCAACACCACCTACACCAACGCCAACAACCATGGGTGGAAAATTTGCTCCACCACCAGCATCACAACCTGAACTATAAGGACAATCATGTTAGATACAATTTTTTGGATTGCAATCGGCGCATTTGTAGGTTGGAATTTTCCACAACCATTTTGGGCTAAAGCAATTCAAGCAAAAATCCAGGCTATGATAACCAAAGGAAAATAAAATGAAACAGTTATTAATTTCATTGGGTTTAGTGTTTTGTTTTTCACAAGTTTCTTATGCTGAAGCCGTGGTAAAGAAAGTCTGCCGTGTAGATGAAAAAACCAAAAAGGAAGTGTGTAAGAATGTTAAAACACACAAGAAACTAGAAGGTACAAAAGTACCAGATAAGAAGAAATAAAATGGCAGACGATATCTCAGAAATCAAAGTTGATGTTGGTGTTTTAAAGACACAAGTATTGACTTTATCTGCTCTTTGTAATAAAATGGATCAGGTCATAGAAAAACTGGTGGATCAACACGACCGCCATATTGCAAAGGTTTACACAAACATGGATAATCGTAGACTAGAAACGGAAGCCGATATCAAAGAGATACATCAGCGAATAGATACCGTTTTGGACAAAATGGAAACTTCCAACAAAGAAATTATGGAAGAATTCAAATCTCTCCGTAAAGATATGAGTGACCATAACAAACAAGAGAAGGATGCTCTAGATGCCTTACTCAAATGGAAGTGGATGTTAGCCGGTGGTATTATTGCTATCTCATGGTTGATTTCACACGTAAATCCTGATACAATAGTCAAGTTTATTAAATAATTAATTGGTTTCTATATTATGAGTGTTTTTATTGACAGGACTTTCCTGTTGCGCATGTCACCTAAGTTGCCAAGGTTCGCCAAGAAAAAAGACGACCTCTATAACTTCAGGTGTCCTTTGTGTGGCGATTCCCAAAAGAATAAAACTAAATCCCGTGGTTTTGTATACCGCAAACAAAATGACTATTTTTATATGTGTCATAATTGTGGCGTATCAACTACATTTTATAATTTTTTAAAATTAGTAGACGAAAGCCTAGTAAAAGAGTATCAACTTGAAAGATATAAAAATGGAGAAACAGGAAACAACAACTATCCCAAGCCTGACTTTGAAGATTTCAAGACAGAGAAACCGTCATTTAAGAAAGCGTTGGAACTTCCATCAATCGACAGTTTACCAGAGGCGCATTTTGCTAAGGGCTATGTTCATGACAGACGGATTCCAAAGACCTTTCACTCGCAACTATACTATGCGGAAGATTTCGCAGCCTTCATACAAAGTCTTGGGATTGAGAACACAAACCTTAAAGAGAAAGACCGCCGGCTCGTCATACCGTTTTATGATAAAGAAAAGAACTTGGTCGCACTTCAGGGGCGAGCGTTAGGCGAATCCAAGCTTAGATACATAACATTGAAGCTACATGATGATAATAAAAAAGTGTTTGGCATGGATAGAGCTAACACAGAGTTAATGGTTTATGTTACTGAAGGTCCAATTGATTCAATGTTTTTAGATAACGCAATAGCAACAGCAGACTCCAATTTAGAATCGGTCACCGATTGCGTGGACAAGTCCAATGTGGTTCTGGTGTTCGATAATGAACCTCGTAACAAAGAAATAGTCGCAAAGATGGAACACGCCATAGATAACCATTTTAATGTTGTTATATGGCCAGAATATATTAAAGAAAAAGATATTAACGATATGGTGTTGGACTCTGATTTTTCATTGGATGAAATTCAAGATATTGTAAATAAAAATACCTTCATAAATCTTAGAGCAAAGATGGAATTCGTGAATTGGAAGAAAGTTTAGCATATCACATCAGATTTAGAATTAAATTCAACAACAATAACAACAAGGTGAATATGGAATATCTAGGAATTAAAATTGATTTAGAAAAAGATAAACTTTTTGACGAATTAGGCATCAAACGATTAAAAGAAAGTTACATGAGGGAAGATGAAGAAAGTCCACAACACCGATTCGCCTTTGTATCAAAAACCTTTGGGAGCAATCCAGACCATGCACAAAGATTATATGAATACAGCAGTAAGCATTGGCTCAGTTATTCTACTCCCATTCTCAGTTTTGGTCGTAGTAAGCGTGGGATGCCTATATCATGTTTCCTTAATTATATTGAAGATACTGCAGAGGGATTAGTTGATAATCTATCAGAAACTAATTGGCTGTCTATGTTGGGTGGCGGAGTCGGTATCGGCTTTGGTATTCGTTCTGCTGATGACAAGTCTACAGGTGTTATGCCACATCTCAAAATTTATGATGCGAGTTCTTTGGCATATCGGCAAGGCCGTACTCGCAGGGGTTCGTATGCTGCTTACTTAGATATAAGTCATCCAGATATTATATCTTTCCTCGAAATGCGAAAGCCGACAGGCGACCAAAATCAACGTTGTTTGAACTTACACCATGGTATTAATATCACCGATGAGTTCATGCACATCATTGAACAATCTATGTTGGATCCCGAATTTGATGATTCTTGGAAGTTAGTTGATCCAGCATCAAACGAAGTTCGTGAAACTGTATCAGCGAAAATGTTATGGCAAATGATTCTCGAATTGCGTATGCACACAGGTGAACCATACATTCATTACATCGATACAAGCAACAATAAATTACCACAACACTTAAAAGATTTGGGATTAAAAGTGCATCAATCAAATCTTTGTTCTGAAATTATTTTACCCACCAATGAACAGCGAACAGCAGTATGTTGTTTATCGAGTTTAAATTTGGAGACATATGATGAATGGAAAGATAACAAACTATTTCTTAAAGACGTTGCTGAGATGCTTGATAACGTGCTCAATTACTTCATTGATAATGCTCCTGACAGTATCAGTCGTGCTAGATACTCCGCTCAACGAGAGCGCTCTATTGGCATTGGTGCTCTCGGGTTTCATGCTTATCTACAGCGTAACGGAATCGCTTTTGAAGGTGTTATGGCCAAAGTTGCCAACAACCGTATTTTCAAATCTATTCGAGAGGGACTAGATGTTGCGAATAAAGAACTTGGACTGGAAAGAGGTGAGGCTCCTGATGCGGTGGGAACTGGCAATCGTTTTAGTCACCTTATGGCTATTGCACCAAACGCATCCTCTTCAATTATCATGGGTAATACTAGCCCTAGCATTGAGCCTTACCGTGCTAACGCTTATCGACAAGATACTCTTTCGGGATCCTTCTTAAATAAGAATCGTTGGTTAAATGAATTAATTACTAAACTATCACATGATAAATCGGCCGAATGGTACGATGATGTTTGGTCATCCATTATTGCTAATGATGGTTCTGTTCAACATTTGGATTGGATGTCACAACACGATAAAGATGTATTTAAAACATCCATGGAAATTGACCAACGATGGGTTATTGAATTGGCTGGTGATAGACAACAATATATTGACCAAGCACAATCACTAAATCTATTCTTTAGGCCAGATGCACACATTAAATATATTCACGCCATTCATTTTATGGCATGGAAAAAAGGACTGAAAACACTTTACTACTGCCGTTCTGAAAAGATTGGTAAGGCAGATAAAGTATCTAAGAAGATTGAGAGAAATGTTATCAAAGAGCTAGATATGACACAAATTGCTCAAGGTAACGATTGTATAGCTTGCGAAGGATAAATGGCATATTCAGAAAAAGTATTGGATCACTATGAGAATCCAAGAAATGTAGGTAAGATAGAAATAGATGATACCGTAGGTACTGGTATGGTCGGTGCTCCTGCTTGTGGTGATGTGATGAAATTACAAATTAAGGTAATTGATGGTATCATCACAGATGCTAAATTTAAAACGTATGGTTGTGGTTCTGCTATTGCTAGTAGTTCACTTGTTACCGAATGGGTTAAAGGCAAAACACTTGAACAAGCTGGTCAAATTAAAAACTCCCAAATTGCTGAAGAGTTGGCTTTACCTCCCGTTAAAATACATTGTTCAATTCTTGCGGAAGATGCGATTAAAGCAGCAATAAAAGATTACGAACTTAAATGTTCATGTAAGGTATAAAATGGTTAAAGTAACCGATAATGCATTTAGTAAAATAAAAGATTTGATTGTAGAAGAAAAGAATCCTAATATGGCATTAAGAATGTCTGTAAAAGGTGGAGGTTGTTCGGGGTTTCAATATGAGTTTAGTTTTGATGAAACCCAAGAAGAAGATGATTTTGTGATTGAAAAAGATGATGTTAAAGTATTTGTTGATTCTATGTCAGCACAATATTTAATGGAAGCAACATTAGATTATAAAGAAGAAAAATTTAATTCACAATTTGTTATAACAAACCCCGAAGTTAAAGGTACCTGCGGTTGCGGTTCCTCATTTAACATATAGTAGAGAGAAGAATGATTAAGAAAACAGAATCAAGGATGACCGATGAACGTTCATATTTTAAACCTTTTAATTATGCTTGGGCTTATGATGCATGGCTTAAGCATGAGCAATCTCACTGGTTACACTCTGAAGTACCAATGCTCGAAGATGTTAAAGATTGGAAGAAAAAACTCACCAAAGAGGAAAAACAATTTCTCACACACATCTTCCGATTCTTTACCCAAGGAGACATTGACGTTGCTGGCGGTTATGTTAATAATTATCTGCCTTATTTCCCTCAGCCTGAAATACGAATGATGTTGTTGGGCTTTGCTGCTCGTGAAGCACTTCATGTGGCCGCATATTCACATTTGATTGAAACTCTTGGTTTACCAGAAACAACATACAATGAGTTTATGGAATATGCCGAGATGAAAGAGAAGCATGATTATGTATTGAATATTGCTGAACAAAATACAACCAAAGAAAACACAGCAGCACACATTGCTACATTCTCTGCCTTCACCGAAGGTATGCAATTGTTCTCATCATTTATTATGTTGTTGAACTTCCCACGCCACGGTAAGATGAAAGGTATGGGTCAAATTGTTACTTGGTCTATTGTTGACGAAACTCAACACACCGAGAATATGATTAAATTATTCCGCACATACATAGAAGAAAATCGTGAAATTTGGAACGATGAACTAAAAGGTCGTTTATATACCATTGCTGAACGCATGGTAGAATTAGAAGATAAGTTTATTGACTTGGCTTTTCAAATGGGGCCAATGGAAGATTTAACAGCAGAAGATGTTAAGAAGTATATTCGTTATATTGCCGACCGAAGATTAATTTCTTTGGGACTCAAAGGCCAGTTTAAAGTGAAAAGAAATCCACTACCATGGGTAGAAGAAATGATTAATGCACCAACACACACAAATTTCTTTGAGAACAGAGCAACCGATTATGCTAAAGGTTCTTTATCAGGAGATTGGGGTGATGTTTGGGCTCACTAAAGGTTCAACATGACACAAAAACAACTATCAGGAGAATGCTTAAGTTGTGAATCAACTTATAGCGTAGCATTTATGGAAGAATTAGTTTCACAAGAATTGCCAGAACATTGCCCATTCTGTGGCGAACAAATCGAAGAATTATCCGAGGACTATATAGAGGATGATGACGATTTGGATAATGGAGAATGGGACTAAACTGGCAATATAATAATACTGATTTTACGGAAGACTTGATTGGTAATAATTACGGATTCGTTTATTTAATTACAAATACCACGAATAACAAAAAATACATAGGTAAGAAATTCTTTTATTCTTCCAAAACCA